GTATGCTTGTAAAGTCTTTTCGTTGTAATCTTCATAAGTTTCAGGTAACTTTTTTTGAAAGAAGTCCAACTTATCTCTATATTGATTGGCATTATCAAATATCTTTTGTGCTTGTTTTTCTGTGTAATTATTGTAAATGTCATTTACCCAATTACCTGTGTAGTAAACTCTACTTACACCTGATCTATTACTTGGTTTAGATAGTTCTCTTAACTGTAACAAAGCTTCTCCTACGTGTTGTTTAACGTAATGGTCTATTTCTTTGCTTTTCTTTCTCACTTCTGGCATAATATATCTCTTTCATTATAAATCAAGGCCGATCGCATTTAACTTTGGTCTAAAACTGTAAAACAATTTATTATGATTTCCAGAGTCACCTACATTGGCCATTTGGTATAGGTGGACCATTTCGTGTCCAAGAGTGTCCACAAAATCTTTTTTAGTTCTATATTCAGGTAACATTTCTAAATGAAATTGTTGAGTGCCTTTTCTTTTCCACTCCCACACAGTCACTTGTCCATAGCAATATTTTTTACTTTTGTCTTTATAAATTTTTTTAATTAAGATTTCATTAAACGGTGCCAACTTATTATCAAATACAGCTTTATTAATCATTTGAAAATAGTTTTTAATATCTTTGTAAGTAGTTTTATATTTACGATTACTTACAAGTTCTCGTTTAAATACTTTTTTTATCACTGATTTGTTTTTTTGTTTTGACATTCTTTATCCTCGATTTTAGAATCTTTTAATAATAAGCACTTATGTTTCTTATCAAGGTCAAGTCTTAATTGTGTCATTACGGAATCCATAATGTAAGGTAAATGTTGTTGTAGTACACCAACCATTTGTAAAGCAAATGTATGTGCCATCTTACTCATTTCGGCCTCTAACAATTTACTATGGTCCATATCGGTACCTTTAATTGTTTCTGATATAACGTGACCAACAACTGCCTCGTTATACTCGTTGGCTTTGGCCAGACTAGATAGACCAAACCATATAATAGAATTTAATACTATTACTGTTATCAAAAATTTACGCATAATATAATATCCTCTCTTTCATATTTATAATATACACTAAAAAGAGGTGTTTGTCAACAGGTATTTTGGGAAAAAAATGTAGTAAAATGAGGGGTTTATTGAAGAACAAAGGGTGAACATAACTTGTCGCACCCTTTATTCTATTGATTCGTTATGGTTTTACAAAGTCTTGGTTCCAACCAAAAGCTTCTCTTACCATATCTGCGGTTAGACCTTTGTAAGTTTTATTTAAAGTACCATTCTTCATATCTAATAAAACTTTTGCTTCGTCTTTATGTAGACCTTCCAACATTTGAATAAACATAGTTTCTTTCTGTAGTTTATTTGTTGCTGCGTCTGCACCTTTAACAAAGTGCCAAAGTTTCTTTGTTTCGTTTATTAAAAGTGTGTGTTCTGTACCCGCTGGTACATCATTTTCAATATATGGTGGTATACCTTCTGGTAGTTCCCATTCTATTTTTGGATCGAAGCAACCTTTTAAGATTTGTCTTAAAGCAGGTTTATCGTACTGTCTTAAAACATCTATCTTTTTAGGCTTGTCTTTTGCGTTATTGACCTTTAAAAAGATTTCATTAATCAATGGATATGATGAACCAGATGTGGTAGACATCGCTTCCATTGCTTTTTTAGAAATCAAGTTAGGATTATCTTGTGCCATTATATTTCTCCATGCATGTTATCAAAAATCATTTATATTTTCAATCAATGATTTCAATTTGTTTTCTATAAAGTAAGTTAACAACAGCGTCCTGTCATTTACTTTATAATTTATATATTTACTCTTTATATCATTATATATAAGACCTGGAATCTCGTCCAAGTCTATCAACTTCTTATTTCGTTCATAATACTTTTTAGTTTCTGAACCAAGAGGTATGTTTTCTATATTTACCCATTCCTCTAATCTCTTTTTATTTATAGGTCTTTGTTTAGTGCCTGTTACAAATACATCATCTGCACTTAATATATTTGGTACACCATCTGATCTATCACCTTTAATTACTTGTTCGTGTAAGTATTTAATAGGGTCTTCATCTTCTACAAACTTCTTTTGTATTGGTGCATACTGTTTTACATTTGGGTATCTATGTAATTGTATAAAGTCTTTGTCACCCGATACAATCATAATCTTTTCTTTTGTATGATTTTCTTTTACAAGTACAGCGATTATATCATCTGCTTCAACTTTGTCTATGTGTAATACGATATAAGGAAAGTTCTCTGCAATCTCATCTCTTATTTCACCAATCATTTTAAATAATGCTGACCAATCAACATCAGATTCATCTCTGCCTTTTTTTCTTTTGTATTTGTAATTAGGAAATATATCTCTACGCCACGGATTAGCGCCATCAGCACATAACACAGGTGTTCCATATTCATCTTTAAATTTTAAATTATAACCACGAATAGAATTAAGTACCATATGTCTTAACATATTTTTATCTGGTAACTCATCAAACTGACCTCTTGTTTGAGCCATTAAGTTTGAAATCAATACTTGGTTTAAATCAACTAATATCATATAGGTAAAACTGCTCCTGTATTGTTTTGAGTTTTTTCGTACCAATCTCTACATATGTCCATAACTCTTTTTCTATTTTTAAAATTTATTTCTTTTACATCAATTAACTTTTCAAACAGATGATCTATCTCTGCACATAGTTGGTAATTGATATGTGGTTTAACTTTTATCTTATCAAATTCTTTGTAACATTTTTTAATCAAATGTTTTTGTACAGGTTTGTTTATTTCTTCCCAACTCTTGTCATAAAAATAATCGTAAACTTCTTTTTCAAAATATGGAACACTTAATACTTTGTTATACTCTTTACAGAATTGTCTTAACTGGTCCATAGCACCTGCGTTTGGTGTATTATGAAAATAGTTATATCTAAACTTGTTCATTAATTCTACTGTATGTTTAAAATGCATCATACCTTTTTTACTTAAAACATAATGACTATCAGCACCTACGCCTGTTAGTATATACTTTTCTTTTATCTTTGGAAACAAATATATGAATGGAAATGTACACTCAAAATGAGTTTTCTTTCTACAATTATATTTCTCTGCAAGTAATTTAAAATCTTCTACCAAATTATCTGTTGACATTGGTACTGGTACAAATGGTACATCAAACGTTTTACATATCTCTTCTGCTTTTAATGAGTCATAGGATGGTTTACCATCTAGGAAAAAAGAATAACCAACAGGTTTCTTACCAAGTCTTAAACAAGTAAATAATAGTGTGGCACTATCTGTACCTCCACCCATAAAAATAGCAACATCATTACCCTTAACATCTTTCTTTACCAAGTCTAATAATATTTCATCAATCATTTAGATACTTCTTTTTATACCATTTGTAAAACATCTTATCGCCAAAGTATTCTACAATGTGACTTGCTGGTACTTGGTCACTTCTAATACAATCAGCAACTTCTTGGTATTCTGTTCTATCTATTTTTAATTGTTTTTGTGGTTTAATTTTACTTAAAGTCATAAGGAAACGTTTTCTTTTTATCGGCTTCAATTCGTTCAATGTTTTTTCTATGTCTTTCATACACTATATAGGCAATCACAAAACCAATGACATACACTATTATACTAATAGTGCCAAATAATAAACCGTGTTGTAAGTCCATAAAATAAAAAAGACAGGGCGCCGAAAGGTAGCGCCCTATCTAGTCAGTTTAATTACGCATCAAGTGCGATTAAATCAGATTTCTTAACTGAAACCTTGTGGTTGTTGTACTTGAATTTAGTACCATACAACGCTTGAATACCAGCAGCAATGATCGCTCTTGTTGGCGTACCCATTCTGTAGTATTTCTTTCCACCTACTCTGTTACCGAAGATCATATAACCTTCAGCTCTTAAAGTGTCAATCATCGCTCTTGGTGATTCTAAATCAAATTTACTTTGAATAGTTTTCCAAGCAACGTTCTCACCTTTTGATAAAAGGTTTAACACTTTTTGTTTTTTTGATAAAGATTTTCTACCTCTAGTTTCTGTTCTTTTAACAGTTTTTACTTTAACTAGTTCGTCTTTACCAAATAGGTTTTTTAATGTATTTAACATATTATATACTCCTTTATATATTTGAGTTTGTTTTACTATTTTACGACCTGTTAAGGCGATTCCTTTGGAATTTTGTTTAATCATTTATATCATCTCCATCAAACATACCAGCTTGATCGTTTATATCTCTTAATTCATCTTTTATATCTGGACTAAATGGTTTGTGTTGTTTGTGTTTTGTATCTAACAAACTTGTATAATCTATTTTTGCTGATTGTGAACCATCTTTTAAATTTTTTAAATCTACTAACTTGTCAGATAGTATCTGAGCAGGGTGTTTTATATCAAAATCTCTATAAATTAAAC